TATCAAGAGCACCAGAAAGAAGAATATTTTATATTGATGTTGGTAATTTACCAAAAGTAAAAGCAGAACAATATCTTAAAGATGTTATGATGCGTTATAGAAATAAAATGGTCTATGATGCAAACACTGGAGAAGTTCGCGATGATAAGAAATTCATGAGTATGATGGAAGATTTCTGGTTGCCTCGTAGAGAAGGTGGTCGTGGAACTGAAATCACAACTTTACCTGGTGGACAAAATCTTGGAGAACTTTCTGATATAGAATATTTCCAGAAAAAATTATATCGTGCATTAGGTGTTCCTGAGACAAGAATGCCTGGTGGTGGAGATGGTTTTAATCTTGGTAGATCATCAGAGATATTAAGAGATGAATTGCAGTTTGCTAAATTTGTAGGTCGTTTAAGAAAGAGATTTGCAAATTTATTCAACGATCTTTTAAGAACACAATTAATTCTTAAAAATATTATTGCTCCAGAAGATTGGACTGAAATTAGCGATCATATTCAATATGATTTCTTATATGATAATCAATTTGCTGAACTTAAAGAATCTGAATTATTAGAAGGAAGATTAGGTATATTAGCAACTATCGAACCATATATTGGTAAGTATTATTCTACTGAGTATGTTCGTAAGAAAGTATTACGTCAAACTGATGCTGAGATTATTGATATTGATGAGCAAATAGAAGATGAAATACAAAAAGGTATTTTACCAGATCCAAGTGCAGTTGATCCAGTAACTGGAGAACCATTACCTCAAGAAGGTGGAGGAGATCTTGGTCAAGTTCCTACTAATGGAGAAGCTCCAATGGTAGATCCTGAAGATGGAGATGGTGCAGTCTTACCTGAACCAAAGGGTGGAAAGATCTAGTATAAATAAAAATAAATTTAACATTAAATCATGGAAGATATTATTAATGCTATAGCAACAGATGCTTCTGCGTCTGAAGTTTCAGATGCTTTGAAGAATGCACTTTTTGCAAAAACAGGAGAAAGAATTGATGCTATGAAATCTAAAGTAGCATCTGCTATGTTTGATCAACCTGAAGCAGAAATAGAAACAGAAGTCGAAGCAGAAGCAGAAACTGAAGTTACTGATACACCAGAAGAAGAAGAGAAAACTGAATAAAGATACTTAATTTAATAAATACAAGATAGTATTCTATATTCTATACAAGAAAAACTGAGGAACCAAAAAAATGAGTAGAATTCTCGTAAAAGGCGAACAAATAACTGTTCCAAATTCAGTAGGTGCTGCATCTAGTTTTAGTGAAGCAACTGTTGTACGTTTAGCAAATCCATCTGCTAACGACAGAGTAGTTACTGTTGCCGAAAATAACGGTGGTTCCGCTACGATAGGAACTTTCACAATATTAGCAGACACAACAGAATTATTGGAAAAAAATCCAACAGATGTAGTTTTCGTAAATGCAGGAACTGATGTGTTAGGTGCTAAAGTAGGATTTACAAATTAGGACTATGAAACTAATAACAGAAGAAATCTCAGACGTTAAATTTATTACCGAAGGAAAAGGTAGTAAAAAGAAAATGTATATTGAAGGAGTATTCCTTCAAGGAGACCTAAAAAATCGTAACGGAAGAATGTATCCAGTTAACACTCTTGCAAAAGAAGTTAACAGATATAATGAAGCATTCGTTGCAAAAGGTCGTGCTCTTGGAGAACTTGGACATCCCGATGGTCCTACAGTAAACCTTGATAGAGTTTCCCATAAAATTACTTCTCTTCGTCAAGAGGGAAATAATTTTGTTGGTAAGGCACAACTATTAGAAACACCAATGGGTAAGATTGCAAAATCTTTATTAGATGAAGGTGTTACTTTAGGAGTTTCTTCTCGTGGTGTTGGTTCACTAAGAGAAAGTAGTAATGGATGTAAAGTTGTTGGCGAAGATTTCATGTTAGCAACTGCTGCAGATATTGTTGCTGATCCATCAGCACCTGATGCTTTTGTATCAGGAATTATGGAAGGAAAAGAGTGGGTTTGGGAAGGAGGAATACTCCGTGAACAACTCGCATCTCAAACAAAAAAACATATTAATACACTTGTAGATCAGAAGGTACTTGAGGAACATAAATTGAATTTATTCAATGAATTCCTATCAAATCTTTAAGTTCTATAAATAAATACAGATTATCACCAATTTACTTAGGTAGCAAATTAGACAAAATGGAAAAAATCGAAGAGAACGTGGTGACCAAAGGTGCTAAACCTGCGGAACCAATGCAAAAAATGGCAGGAGGAGAAGTAGAGGATCTAGGCGGTCCTACTCCCGAAAACTATAAACCTGACGACGATTCAGCAAAACTAAAAACACCTGGTGCAACACTTAAGCAAGTTAAGGATGTTGTAAACAAGGGTGCTAAACCTGCAGAAGCTGGTAAAGGCATGAAAGAAGAGGAAGAAGTTGAAGGCGACGTAGTTGCTGAAGACGAAGCAAAAACTGATGAAGTTGTTGCTGAAGAAGAATCTTCTACAGAAGAAGTTGTTGCTGAAGCAGAAACTTCCGAAGAGGAAGTAATTGCTGAAGAGGAAGAAGCAGAAGAGGAAATTAATATCGATGAAGATATTAACGCACTCATCGCAGGAGAAGAACTTTCCGAGGAATTCCAAGAGAAAGCAAGAACAATCTTCGAGACAGCAATCAAGTCTAAGGTTGCTACCGTTAAGGAAGAACTACAAGAAGCTTATGAAAAAGTACTTGTAGAGGAAGTAGAAGCGGTGAAAAAAGATTTAACAACAAGAGTCGATTCATACCTTGAGTATGTTGCAGACGAATGGGTTAAAGAAAATCAACTCTCAGTCGAAGAAGGACTAAAGGCTGAAATGACTGATTCATTCTTAGATGGAATGAAGAAACTATTTGAAGAACATTATGTAACAATCCCTGAAGACAAATATGATGTCCTAGAGAGTATGGTAGATAAACTTGATGAAATGGAGTCAAAACTCAATGAGCAGATCGATAAGAACGTTGCTCTTAATAGAAGATTAGCAGAATCAGTTGCCGATGTAATTTTTGCAGAAGTAACAGAAGGATTAGCACTTTCACAGAAAGATAAGCTCGCTAAACTTGCAGAAAATGTTGAGTTTGATAGTGAAGATACCTATCGCGAGAAACTAGTTAACTTGAGAGAATCTTATTTCCCATCAAATACTAGTGCTCCCAAGAAAGACGACTCTGATACCCTAATTTCTGAAGGGGTTGAAGAACCAGTTAAGCAGTATTCTTCAAGAATGGATGCTTATCTTCAGACTCTAGGTAGAGTTGCCAATTCAAAAAAGTGATTTTTAGATTATAAAATCAAACTCGTATAAATTTCGCATAAAGGAAAAATCAAATGCAAATGTTCAACACTGAACAACTGCAGGAGAAGTGGGCACCCGTCTTAGACCACGACGGAATGGATCCAATTAAGGATTCCCATCGTAGAGCGGTGACTGCTATTCTGCTAGAAAACCAAGAAAGAGCTGTAAACGAAGAGAGAGAATTCTTATCTGAGCAGCCAACAAACGCTACACAAAGCACATCAACCGTTGCAGGTTTCTCTGCTTCTGCAGACGCACCTGTTGCAGGTTTCGACCCCGTATTAATCAGTTTAATTCGTCGTTCTATGCCAAACTTGGTCGCTTATGACCTAGCTGGTGTACAACCAATGAATGGTCCAACTGGTTTAATCTTCGCAATGCGTTCTAAGTTCCAGTCTATGGGTGGATCAGAAGCATTATTCGACGAAGCAGATACATCATTCTCTGGACAGAACTCAGGTTTCGATCTAGAAGGTACTCGTTACGTATCTGGTGGTGGTGGAGAAGCAGTTGGTTTCGGTACAACTGGACCTACATCTGCTAACAATCCAGGTCTTCTTAACCCAGAGGGTTCACAGACTGCTACAACTTATCCTGTTGGTCAGGGTATGGGAACAGCAGAGGCTGAAGATCTAGGTACATCTAGTGACGAGTTCAACCAGATGGCATTTAGCATTGAGAAAGTTACTGTGACTGCGAAGTCCAGAGCACTCAAAGCTGAGTACAGTCTAGAACTTGCTCAAGACCTCAAAGCAATCCACGGATTGAATGCAGAAGCAGAACTTGCTAACATTCTTTCTACTGAGATTCTTGCTGAGATCAACAGAGAAGTTATCCGTACAGTATACAAAGCTGCTAAGTCTGGTGCACAGGCAAACGTTGCTTCAAACGGTACATTTGACTTAGACGTTGATAGTAACGGTAGATGGTCTGTTGAGAAGTTCAAGGGATTGATCTTCCAGATCGAAAGAGATGCCAACGCAATCGCGAAAGAGACTCGTAGAGGAAAGGGTAACATGATCCTTTGTTCTGCTGACGTTGCTTCTGCATTAACAATGGCTGGTGTACTAGACTACACTCCTGCTCTAAATGCTAACCTTAACGTAGACGATACAGGCAATACATTTGCAGGTATATTACAAGGTAAGTACAGAGTATACATCGATCCATATTCTGTAAACGCTAATGCTGCTTCACAGTACTACGTTGTAGGATACAAAGGTTCTTCACCTTATGACGCAGGATTATTCTACTGCCCATACGTTCCACTACAGATGGTTCGTGCTGTGGGAGAGAACACCTTCCAGCCAAAAAT